CTTCTGGCTTCCAACGGGCCTGCCTGCACGTTAATTTCAATTGCTGGCGGATCGAGCAATCTTCATTGAGCTTACTTTATGACGGGACAACATTAGGAAACCCGATGCAATTTTAGCTCAACATCGCCACATGCTAGGGCGCGAAAAACTGGATGCGGGAACTGGATTTGAACCAGTGACCCCAAGACTATGAACCTTGTGAGCTACCTGCTGCTCTATCCCGCAATTGGTGCAAAGAACTGGGATCGAACCAGTGACCAGCGGATCTTCAGTCCACCACTCTACCAACTGAGTTATCTTTGCCTTGGCCCCTCGCCCAGGGAATCGAACCCTGATCCTTTTACCTTGTACTTCGGTAACTGTGCGCCTTACACCAGATTGGGATATTGAAATACTATTCCAATTTTACGAATTGGTCAATAAAAAAAGCCGCCAGTCTGGGATGACTGACGGCAAAACACCATTTGTTCAAGCTCTCGCTTAAACTAATACTACATTCTCTTACACTGTTTCACAATATCTTTTACATAACTTTGCAAATACGTTAGTTTTGCTTGGTCGCTGATGATCCCTTGTCGGAGATCTAGAACAGTGCGTCCAGCTTCTGTAGTGAGTTCGACGGCGGCTCCATCGCCCACGCTGCCGGTGCCGGAATTTCCGCCTGAGGCGTTGGCACTGGAATTACACCCGGAGAGGTTGGCTTGGAGGATGCGCACGCGGCGAGTGCCGTCAGCAACATCGCGCATAAGAGCATCATTTTCGGCTTTCGCATTGGCAAGTTCCTCTGATTTCTGTCGATCCAGTTCGGCCATTGCATCCTGCGCGGCTTTCATACGGGACATAGCGGCGGCAGTTTCCTCCTGCGCCTTAGCTTTGATTGCGCCGATGTCGCGCTCATACTGCGCAACCTTCTCGGCATGGTTCTTTTCGATCTCAGCAATGTCGTCCTGATAGCTGTTGGACGTGATCGACCAGGTGATAAAGCCGGTGATGACAACAGCCACGGCCAGAATGATTCCGGCGACTGTTGTTTTAATCTGCTGAATGATCATTTCGGCGCTTCCTTCACGGCCTTCACGGCCTTGTCAGCGGCTTGCTGTGCAGCGGTGGCCGCAGCGGCTGCCTCATTGGCAGCCCCCTGCGTTTGAGCCAGACACATTTTTAAGATTGCAGCACGAGCCTTGGCAGACTCGTCATAGTCAAAAGCCAGCTGATCAAACTGCACCTTCGCCTGTTTCCAGACAAAATACTGCGAGACTGACCAGCCAGCGACAAAGCCGCATCCAATGATAAAAACAAGGATCGCCCAGGTTTCCAGTCGCTTCCACGGGGACTTTATTGCAGGGATAGCACTCGAAGAGCCGAGCTCGCTTGTATTCATTGTCTTTTCTCCAATTCTTGAGAGAGGTGCGCAATGCTGTTTTTCAGTTCTTCATTCGTGATCTTCATTTGGTTCATTAGCTCATTGAGCTGAGCGACCTCTTTCGTCAGTAAGGAAACCTGCATGCTCGCTTCCATGAACTTCTGAAAATATTCACGATTCTCTGCCTCATATGCTGCAACTTGCTCATAAAGTTTCGCGTTTTGGGCTTGGAGGACCTCAATAATATTAACTTCTGCACGATCACCTGCGCGGTCCACTGAGAGATCAGAGATTTTTTTGAAGAACCAAAGAGCACCACCAATTAAGCCAGAGATACCCATGCCGATACCGGCCCAAAGAGTGCTACCTGGCTGACTCAATTCTTCCATTATACCCCCCGGTGCCGTGCTTCAGCTTGTGCAAGTTTGGTATCGTATTTGTTCGTTGCGTATGCAGGGCCGTTGTAGATCCGGGCGAACGTCTTCCAGTCTTTCTGACGGAGCGCACGCAACAGGCGGCTATCAGCGAGAATGAACTTCACGAAGCTCATGAGCTGACCGCGTGCGGTGTACTGGTCATTGATGAATGCTTGGAGGGTTGTGTAGCCGATGGTCTTCCAGTGGTAGCCCATGATCTGAAACGCGCCCCAGGATGCGGACTCTAAAGCGCATGTGCGGTCGATCAGATTGGATGCTCGCCCCATATCCTTGTCTTCTTTATCAAGGGTCTGGTAGCTGCCTGCCTTGAGCGCCACGAGATCAGGATGAGCGCGGAGCTCACGATCTGCACGGGTCTGGCCGAAGTGCTCTTTTAAGCGGCGGTACATGATGTGCGGTTCGTATTGAACCTTCACACGCCCATCAGGGATAAAGCCGGATCCGGCGCTTTCTACTTCTGCCACTGCCTTTACGCTGGCAACCGGAACGCCAAGGAGATTGGCGGCTTCTTGAAAGTCTTTTGCTGTGAGTTGTTGAGACATACGCTTGTACCTCTGTTGGGTAGCGTACGTCCTGTGCGCTTATGTTATGAATTTGGTATCGCTGTTTATAAAACAGCAACATTGGCGGCAGGTCTAGGGCGACCATGGCCGGGCTCGTAGTTATTTTCGCCACGAAACTCCTTTACCTTTAATGATGCAGACCCGACATCATCAAAATAACCAAGGAACTTTTGTCGATGCCGTCCAGTATCATCGGTGTAGTGGCCTACGGCTCGCCACTTGCTTTTTTGTTTATCCCAGCTAACGCCGGAAACACCTGATTGATTTTTCTTACTCAAACTCAGGTTTCGGTTATTTAACTCCTTGCCGTTTCGCAGGTTCTTCCACCGATTATCAGTTCCGTCACGATTTATATGGTCGATAGGAAACTTTGGGAACTCGCCTGTCATATACAGCCAAGCTAAACGATGAGCCCCGACTTTATAGTATCCTGCGATACTTTTAGGAACGGAGATATAAATGGTCTTGTAGCCGTTACGATCACGAACATAACCTGCCTTTTCTCCTGTTTTGATATTTGTGAATATTCCAGTCTTGGGATCGTAGTGCAGCTTTTCAGTTAGAATTTCGTATGAGCTTTTATCACCATTCATAAATCGTATCTTGCGAGGCCGAATATGTTCACATTATAGATGCAACGTTTCTAATTTCACAACAGCGCAGATATGGAAAACCCCGCATAGAGCGGGGCTTGTTCAGCTTAGAATTTTGCAATGCGTCGCATCAGGACATCATTGTAGGCATCCATGTGTTTATGCTGTTCCTGGAGCAATGCCCATTGCTCGTTATCGATAAAATCTGGTTGCCCTTTGTCTAAGAAGTTTTCGAGTTTATCCAGCTTATCAAAGAGCTCACGTTGTTCTAGGCGAACGCGGTCCTGCGGTGTTTGCACTTGATGGTATGATCGCTCGAACACGTCACGCGGGGACCAAGAAATATAACCTGCATGGCGATCATCATTTGGTTTGCCGCCATCTACATACTCGACCAGATAACCCTGCTCGCTTGGATCTTCATTCTCTGGGATCTGCCAGCCGCGATATTCATTATATTCGCCACGCGTCATGGAAGTAGCCAAAACAGATTTGGTGCCGATGTACGCGCATAGCGCATGCGCAAGTAGTATTTTCGTCATGATTATTCGCCTTATGCAAAATGAAATCCAAGTATAAACAATAAACAATATGAATAGAAGAAAACCCCGCACAGAGCGGGGCCTTATGAATATTATTCGTCGGTCGGTTGGCTGTTATAAATCTCATCGTGCGCTTCGATACGTTCACGTAGACGAATGCCTGTGACTTTCTCCAGCAGATCCATATTATTTGATATGCCCATTTCAAACGTAAAACGCTCACCGTTGAAAGGATAGTTTACGTTTATGACGATCTCGTTTTCATTATATTGAGTGACGCGGCCTTCGTCATCGCGGCCTTCGTCATCAGCGACTGGATGTAAATTACCATCTTCACCAAACTCAGTACGGATCGTATCGCCCTTGCGAAGTTGATCTATTGATTTAGCAAGGTGTTCAGCACCTTCAGCCGCCACGGGAAACATACCATCAAGAATGGCGACCAACGCCTCTTCTGTCACTTCTCTTAGACGCTGTGAGTGTGGACTACATGCCCTTAGCACTTCCGTCAGCACATAAACACCATCGACAGGCCCACGCGAAGGCGCTTTTGCATCTGCACAATGCACCTCAGACGATGTGCAGTTATCACCGGTAGACGCTTCAAATTTCCCGCCCAAATACAGGGTTTCTTTTAATCGATAGCCTTCAAGTGCCCAGATTTTATCGCGTGCCTGTTCACGAGCAATTTTGCGGCCAATTTCTTCATTGAAGTTTTCAGGGCTTGCGCATGCACTCTCACCGGTAACGGTGAAGCCATTGCGGAGAGTAAGCAGGCAGATCGTGACTGTAGTACCAGGGAAAACAAAATACTGCTCACTGGTGATCTGAGCATCGATGTGATCAGGTGTTAGACGTGGAGCGTTTAAGCCTTTTTCTTGGATCTCTTGTTCAATTTGTTGTTCTGACATTTCAAATATCCTACTTGGTGATTTAAATTGAAGTCACAGTATAACGATTAAATAATTCAAATAAAAGAAAACCCCGCCGAAGCGGGGCTATCTATTTCACTTGTAGATGGATGGTGCTTGATCTTCTAGGATCCGCTCACGTAGTTTTGTGTTGTATCGCATACCGCCGACAGCACCCTCACTAGCTTTGTTTCGGGTCTTGATTGACTGCATCAAGCCCCTTGGCGTGATCGGCTGGTCTGGATTTTTCTCGTTGTGCAGGTCAATGCCCTTCAAGACTTCCTCAATCGCCGCGTCATCACCTGCCTTGTCAGCCTTGTAGTACGCATCCATCAGCTCCTTGCGGTGCTTCAAGACAAGCTGCTGCTTGTTGTAGTTCAGGTTGTTGATCTTGTACTGCTCGGCAATACGGGCAGGCGTAAAGCCTAGCGCCTGCTTCACAACATCCGGCCATTCCACCTCTGCAACCGTGTCGCCTTTCATGTTCTTGGCTCCCTCGGTCGCATAGCGGTTTGCCTTCATCGGGTCCTTGAGCATCTTCGGAAGCATGGTCTCGATACCGCGATAAGTCTCACCCTTGCCGATATATGCAAGGCCACGTGCAAACTGGGCACCAATCGCAGGGACTGCACCCAGCAGCTGACTCTGCCAGTATTGCAGCGCCTCTTCGCCTTCCTTTTCGCTATCCGGCGAACGGAACCAGAGATCCGGCATACCAACAGACTCAGACAGGGACGTGCCAGTGGTGTGACCTGGTACACCATAGAGCGCCAATCCTGCCAGGTTCGGGCCGAGCATGTTGACCATGCCCTTCTTGAGCTCTTCCTCAGGATCTTCACCCTCACCCATGAACAGGCCAGCCATCAGCATTGCGATACCGAACAACCATGTACCGGTGATACCTGCGTTCAGCATCATCATGCCGGTAATACCTGCCAGCTGGGTAAAGGCTTCGCGTTTTGCCTCTTTGCTGTCCGCGTGCATTACCTGGTGAACATCACGGAACAAGCGGAACAGCATGTTCAGCTGGAAGTTACGGAACACCAGCAGGATCTTCATCGTGTCTGAGTGCATCAGACGTGGGCGCGATGTGTTGCTGTAGTCGAAGTGGGTCTTCCAGGTCAGATCGCCAGCCGTGGTGATTGCCTGCTCGTGGGTCTCACCCTTGGCACGGGCCAAACGGTAAGCCGCCAAGAAGGTGACTTCACGGTTCAGGCGTTCCGTGTGGTGGAAGCCCCAAGAAACAACCTTCATCGCACGTTCGCGGATGGCGTTATATTCCACACCGCTCTCAGCCACACCCGCCAGCTCATGCCCTTGGGTCTTCTCGATGATCCCGACTTCATAGCCTTGCTTCATGGCCTTGCGCTCGTCGTCGGTCAGGCGTGTTGAGCGTTCGGCATAGCCTCGTCCAGATCCGAAATCGATCAGGGCACGGGTCAGCTCCTTGCCTGCGCGTGCAATACCATTCAAGCCGCCTGCATAAGCACCCAGGATTGGTGCGCCCATGATCGGCGTCTGGAACAGGTTCATGATTGCTGCCTTCGGGCTGCCAGCCAGATACCAAAGGAAGGCAAAGCTCGACGCCCATGTAGCTAATGCACCACCGGTCGGGTTCATAACGAACTGGTGACGCGCCTCCATTTCATTGACGATCAGGCCGCTGCGTGCTGGATCCTTGGTCTCCCGCGCTTCATCACGTGCCTGGTCTAGTGCATCCTCAAGATCCATGCTGTAGGTCATACGTGCCAGCTGGTGTGAACCGTGGAACAGGTGATGACCAAAGGCGCGAACAGCATCGGCAGCATAACCTGCACGGCCCTTACGATGGATACGCGCCTTGCGGATCGACATATCCGGCAGTGATGCAAGGTAACGTTGCCACACCTCATCCTTGACCTGTTCGGCATTCGGCAGGTCGGCCAGAATATCCTCAACATCAGCAACGAAGTTTGGATCGACAGCCTTGCGTGCTGCGCTCGCCTGAGCCAGCGCACCGACCTCAACAGTGTACGCGTTATCCTTACGCATATCCTCGGCAAAACGGCGCTGATCAGTTGCATCCTCAAAGCGGGAGAATGAAACAACCTCACCGGTCTTGGCATCACGAACCGTCACGAACAGATCACCGAAACGGGCCAGCGGGAAGTAAGGACCGGCCAGGCGGTTAGTCTCAAACTGCTTGCGCAGCTGGGTCATACGCGCCTTGCGGTTCCATGCGATCTTGGTCTTGGCATTCTTCAGCTTACGATCAGCATCGGCCACGGCGTTGTCACGCTCATCGCCCTGTAGACCTTCATCCTTGATGCGTTCCATTTCGCGCTTGTACTCGCGCTCAGCCTTCTTGATGCGGACGTTGATGGCCTTCTCCATGTTATCGAGCAGCGTCTTGTCAAAGGCATCCGCCAGATCGGTGTAGGCATCACGCACATCCTTGTAGACCTCCTGAGCCTTCGGAGATAACCGCTTGAAGCGCTCCTGCAGCTTGGCATGGCTTTGCTCGCGCTTGAGATCCTGCTCGTACTTGTCTTGCAGGTTCTTCAGGTTCGGATTGCCTGGTGACAGGTTCTCCATTGCCCTCAGCTCTTGCGGCGTCATCATCGGCGCGAAGTCTTCAGACGGATCCACCTGCAACAGTGTGGACTCGTGCATGATGTCCATTAGGTCGCGGTTTTCCTCGCGGTTCTTGATCCGGTATTTCAGCCAGTTCTGAGCAACGGCATCGGTTTTGGCGTGCCACTTGTTACGCAGGGCATCCATGGCATCCTTGACACGCAGGTAAGTGCGTGCGGCTGGAATGTCCTTAGCCAGCTCGGTCAGCATCGGGCGCAGCGGGATCAGGCCGAGACCGCCCTTTTTCATGGCGTTCACTACCTGGTCAGACGATCTCTTGTTGAGCTCGTCCCACCATTGCCCCAGTTTAGAGCTGTACTCTTCACGGCTTACCGGTGCGAGATCGTCATCACGGCGGCTGAACAGCGGCTTATCAGTCGTAACCTGAGCGGTTTCCTGACTGGTCTTGCTCACCATACGCTCAGCCAGTGCCAGCACATCATTCGCATTTAGATTGATGTTCATGCCCAGACGGTCAACCGCCCAAGCCTTCACAGCCGAAACAATGCGAGCAAGCAGCGTGCGGATACCAGGGCGCTTGTTCTGGTTGCGTGCGGCCACTGTCACCAGGTAAGGCAGGTACTCTGCCTGCTGGGTGTCAGGATCTGCCTCACGTTCAGCCAGTCGCTTCGCCTCAAGTGCAGTCGGGTCGCCTGCCTTCACCAGCTTATTAAACTGGTCCATCAGGTTCTGATACGCCTGCGGCTTCATGGTGCCTTGCATGCCCACGTGTCCGCCCAGCTCGTGCAGGAATACCGGCACAATGCTCTCAGCGGTCAGGGCATCGGCAACGAGTGTCACCTTGCCGCCCTGTGTGAAACCTTCAACGCCAGGCTCGCTATGCACGTCCACAATGGTCAACGTGCCGTCTTTTTCCAGCTTCGCTATGGTCTTAGCACCAAAGCGATCAGACAGGGCATTGCGTACCTCATCAACCGTCGTGCTGGTACTTGTGACCTGTCCACGGCTGTTCTGGCGGCTGCCAACAAACTCATCGAGCGCCTGGCCGAGTCCCTGCTCGCGCAAGGCTTCCTTCTGGCGCTCCATTGCCTTGTCTAGGACCGGCTTTTGTTTGGCCGGAATATCTGGACCTTTGGCGATCAGACGGCGCTGCACGCGCTTATGCGCCTCACGGGCAGCGGTCAGGTCATCTGCCTGAGCAAATGGCTTGTTCGCCTGCTCGCGCAGCTCGGTCGCATCCTGTTTCGCTTCTGCGATCCTGGCGGCCAGGTCCTCGATGTGTGCCGGGATCCGGTTGATGTAGTTAGCAAAGCGGGTCAGGAAGCCAGCCGGTGAAGGCAGGTTATCTTTTGACGGGTCAAAGCTATCAAGTCGGCCGGTCGGTGAGTTGAGCTCCACATAGCCGCGCACGCTGTCTAGGGTGAAGTCAATCCCGCGATAGGTGAATGTCGCCTCACCACCTGCAGCAAAGACACGAACCAGGTCTTTCTGGATGGCTTTCACGGCGTCTTCACGGTCGGCAATCTTCTTGCCGTTCACCGTCAGACCGGCGAACTGATCCTTTTTAACCGGGTTCTTTTCTGCGGTTGCCTGTAGCTCCTGGAAGTCAGCAAGCGCACGCGGTCCTACCTCATCGGCAAAGCGCTGATTGTCACGCGCACGGCGGAACATCATCTGGGTAGAGTCGGCGTGTGCTGCTTGTAGGGATTCCAGACGGCGCACCTCGTTACGCAGTTGCGTTTCTTCCAGGATCAACGGATCACCGGAAGCAGCCGCCTTCATATCAGCAGCATTGGCAGCCTCGCCCTCAATGTCATCGATCTCATTGATCGTGCCATCGTAGTTGCGCAGTTGCTCGATACCACGTGACTTGTGTTCCAGGATCTGCCAGCGGCGAGTGTCGTAGGTCTGCTCAGTGGCGTACCGGTAAATCTCGACCTCGAAGTTATCCGGGTCGCGCTCATACAGGCTATTGCCACGGCGGATGATACGGCCTTCACGCTGTTCCAGGTCACTCGGACGCCAAGGCGCATCGATGTGATGGAGACCGACTAGGCGCTTCTGCACGTTGGTACCCGCGCCCATCTTCGGCGTGGATCCAAGCAGGAAACGGATATTACCGGCGTTGACTGCCTTGAACAGCTTATCCTTGGCAACCGGAGTGCTGTAGTCGTGAATGAATGCGATCTCGCGCTCAGGCACACCCTTGGCAATCAGTTTCGCCTTGATGTCGTCATAGACTGAGAAACCAGCCGCACCGGATGCACCTGCAATGTCCGCCAGAGAGATAGACTCGGTTTCCTCTGTCTCGATCTCATTGGCGTTGTTGTAGTCGTCAATGGCATCCTGCTCGATGTCGCCTATCGCGTCACGGGCATCGATCCAGCGCTGGCGCTTGGCATCATCGCTCAGGGTCTGCTTCGCCCATTCCACGGCCACCTGTCGTGAAGGCAAGCCGCTATAGACACGCAGACCGGTCGCAGCATCGTAAAGAGCAAAGCCTTTAGCATCCTTGATGGCGAAGAAAGGCAGATCCTCATAGCCCTCAACGGTGTGCATGGTGCCTTTCTTGTGCACCAGACTGCCGTTCTCGTCGCGCACGTAGACGCGGCGATCTTTGGCACCAAAGCCACTACGGGCAGACTTCGGCACTGACAGATCACAGAAAATCAGCTGCGTGCCTTTGTCGGCTTCCCACTTCTTGTAGGTGTCCAGCATGCGATCAACCGCGAGATTGATCTTAGATCCTGCGAAGTCGGGCGCGGTCGGGTCGATCAGGCGATAATCCAGACCGGCCTTATTCGCCTGGCCAGTCAATGACAGGGCATTCACCTTGCCTTTTGTTTCCTTGTTCAGGCGTTTCAGGTCGGCAAACTGCCCAAGGATAGATTTAGGATCGACGTGGATCTTAGGCGATAGCGCCTGCTCCACCAGCATGAGGCGTGCATCTTCCTCAGTCTTGGCCGTGCCAAGTAGCTGTCTGATTGCCTCGCCACCTTCCTGAGGCTCAAGCACCTGCACATGGAAGAAGTCGCCTTCTTTCGACGGTGTGATGGCAAACTCATGACCTGCAGCGATATTGAAACCGAATTGCACCTGATCATCACGAATGTCGAGCTCAGGTGTACCCATGAACGACGCCACGTTAGGCGAGCGCTTGGCAACAATGTTCTGCGGACGGCCGCCAGTGACCTTAGGCACCGGGAATGACTTGCCGCGTGCCTCTTCCTGCGCCTTCAGGTCATCGAGCGTCACGGTATCAGCAAAGGTCTGATACTGCGCCATCAGTGCAGGTAGGTTCTTGAACTTCGCAAAACGCGATGATTGGCGGTATCCGGTGCCAGACGGTGACACCTCATACAGAGACTCAACGCTACCGAATTGCTTGGCCCACGCGTCAAACACGTGCAAGCCGTCGCGCTTCAATGCCGGATACTGTAGCAGGCGCTGCATATTGAACATTTCAACCAGCGAGTTAGAGACTGGTGTACCGGTCGCGCCTGCAATCGGTGCCTTGTCGCCAAACGTGTTGAACATCCACTGCAATTTTACAAACAGGTCGAACGCCTTGTCGGATCCTGACGGGTTGCCCATGCCAGGCACACGCTCCATGGTGGAGTTGTAAAACAGGTTCTTGAACTCGTGCAGCTCATCGATAGCGAAGGCATCGATACCCAGCTCATCGAAGGTCACTACCTTGTCACGCTCGCCCAGGTTCTGAATGCGCTGCTTCATACGCGCCTCAAGACGGGCCTTGATCCCTTCCATATCGCGGATGATGTTACGATCACCACGCGCACGCTTCATATCCTCGATAGCGTCAGCAATCTCGGTGATCTGCTCTTCAAGCACTGCCTTCTCGGTCTCAGCCGGTAGAGCAATTTTCTTGAGCGAAGAGTGCCCAACGATCACCGCATCCCAGTCACCGGTCACGATCTTGGAGAAGAACTTTTCACGGTTGCCCTTGGAGAAGTCCTCAGGAGTCGCGGCAAGCACGTTCGCAGCCGGATAAAGGCGGCTGAACTCGCTACGCCATTGCAGGGTCAAGTGGTTCGGAACGGCGATAAACGGTTTACGTGCGATACCTAGACGGCGCATTTCCATGAACAGCGCCACCACCTCGAAGGTCTTACCCGCACCAACCACGTGATCGAGCAGGACCTGACGAGATTGCAGGGCACGCCATACCGCGCTCTTCTGGTGTGGAAGCAGCTGGATAGCAGGCGACATACCGGGGAAAGTCATGTGCGAGCCGTCGAACTTGCGCACGACAATCCGGTTCATCTTCTCGTTATAGATAGAGGCCACGCGATCGGCACGGTCAGGATCTGCCCATAACCAGCGCTGCCACTCGGCTTTCATTGCAGCCTGTTTCTCACGGGCTGCCTCAGTCTCTTTCTCAAGGACGCGGGTTTGAGTGCCGCCGCCAGCAAGTTTGACGGTCTCAGTAACTACGACACCCTGACCGGCCATAGTACGGGCAAAGATTGCCGTCGCTGGCATCTTCGCAATGCCCCATTTACCCACGTTCAGCGAGTCATTGGCTCCGCCTCTGACATCGATCACCCATTGGCCGGTCGCTCGGATATACGCCACCTTATGATTAGCGCCGGTCACTTCCTTGGCGAACTGCTCAAACAGCTCAGCAGGGATGAAGCTGGCGCCCATGGCCGCATGGATCTCGCTCGGCAGTTTGTCGGCAGGGATAACCTTTTTCAGCGCTTCAACGTTGCGCTTGAGATCCGGGTTATCTTTTGCCGCTTCCTCAGCCTCGGCCAGTTTGGTTTTTACGTCACCAGACAGGTACTCATCGGCCATGACATAGCCGTTGATCGGGTCGTTATAGATAACGTCGCCCAGCTCCTGAACGATGTCGGCCTCGGTCTTGTCGTACAGGCTTGCCATATACGGCAGGTCGAGACGCGCCTTGTAATTCAGGCTCGCCAGTAGTGCGTCATTGGCATTGGACACCTTGATATTGTCCGCAGGCGGGAACATCACACGGCGATTAAAAATATCAGCCTTGGTGGCGCTTGGCTCGCGTGCCTCGATCTCTTCACGGGCAGCAACGGCCTTGCTCACGCCCTTGTCATAGTCAAATTCCAGGGCCAGCAGCAGCGCCGACTCGGTATCATCCAGGAACAGGCGGCGGTTAGTCTGGTCATTCAGGAAGCCGAAGCTCTTACGGAAGCCGTCATACAGGTTGTTGAGCTCGGTGCGGTTCGCCTCGATCTGCTCAGTGGTTGAGTCTGGGGATTTTTCCAGACGCATCTGCTCGCGCAGGGCATCACGCAGGCCGATCATGCCTTTCATGCGCTCGGCGGCTTTGGCGTTCGGTGCGGTCCAGTCGGTTGCCGTCCGGTTGCCCAGCGAGTCAGGGCCACGCATACGCACGGCACCATCCTCACCCACAAAGTACGAACCAACCTTCACGCCATCCGGCACAGTCACGTCAGCTGCCTCAGCCTCGTGCGTACGCTCGATAGGCTGGTACATATTAGGCGTCAAAGATCCGGCCCAGTCGGTAAGCTGCTTTTGCAGGTCGCCGCTTGGCTCAACGGTGTACTCAGCAGCACGGTACATGCTGCCAGCTGCTGACGGTGTACCCAGTACCTTGTCTGGATTGTCCAGGAAGTAAGAGCTTACGCGGTGCTCAACCTCGTTGCCGGTCTTTGGATCGGTCAGCTTCTGCGTTCCGGTTTTCACCCATGACGCATCGCCAGCACCATCCTGAGCGGCACGCTTGCGGAATACCAGGATGTCAGTCACCACGTCAGTACCGGCATTCTCCTTGAAGGCAGTACGCGGCAGGCGTGCAGCGCTCACCAGGTCAGCACGTTCGGAGATCCATTTACGTGTGGCTTCGTTGTTTGCATCCAGGAAGTTGTGAGACACCACCATGGTCAGCAGTCCACCAGGGCGCAGCTTGTCGATGCTCTTGGCAAAGAAATAGTTATGGATCGAGCTGCCGGAATATGGCGAGCGGTCATTGTCCACGATTGGCTCAGAACCAAACGGCGGATTACCAATCGCCAGGTCGAAATATTCTGACGGTACTTGGAAGTCCTGGAAGCCGGTCGCCTTAGCAATCTTCGCGCTCGGATAGAGCGCTGCTGCAATCTGGCTGGTCAGTGGATCGAGCTCAACGCCGTGCATCTGCGATTTCTTGCGCATGGATGCAGGCATGAGACCGAAGAAGTTACCGGTACCCACGGACGGCTCAAGCACACGGCCAGACGTGAAACCAAGTTGCTCAAGCGCCTTGAAGATCCCGCCTACAACGGTCGGTGAGGTGTAGTGAGCGTTCAGGGTAGAGGCACGGGCAGCCTTATACTCTGCATCAGTGAGCAGGTCTTTCAGCTCGGCGTACTCTTTGGCCCATTGCTTGTTGGCCTTATCAAACACACCTTTCAGCGCACCCCAGCCCACATAACGGGCAATCTGTTTGCGCTCTTCTGGTGTAGCTGCACGCCCTTCCGCCTCCATGGCTTTCAGGATGCGGATTGCAGCAATGTTATCTTTGTACTTTTTAGTCAGACCGCCTTTGCCGATGTCCTCATTCTTCAGGTCAAAATCGGCAGGCTGATCGATCTCAGGCTTAGGCGATATTTCTGCAGTGGCAGGATCTGCTACAGCGTCGGAGGTGCTGCGTCCAGTCCGTACAGTTCCGCGATCTCGTGACGTGCTAGGTGCTGATTGCCCTGGCTGTACGCCTCGCGTTCCGCTTCCTCCTGCTCCTTCAGTGCTGGCAGGTACTGGTTCGCTTCGATCAGTGCGTTCACCCGTTTCGGCCACCCCAGCAGCCACCGGTTTGCTATCTCGGTCGCTAGTGGCGGCATTTTCTTGAGCTCGTCCTTGATCTCCTTTGGATAGCTCTTCGGACTGTAAAGTTCCTGCATTCTGTGTTTCCTCAGTCTTAGCCACTGGACGCACACGGCTGTTTACCAGCGCGGCCAGGTCATTTGCAGATAGGTCTACCGGAGCCCATGTGTTTCCGCCACGTGTAGCATAGCGGTCGCCATTCTGGGCCACGCGATACATGATAGCAATGCCGCTTGCTGTGCTCGGCACAACACCACGCAACGACGTATCACCAATTGTAATATAAACATTGTTGCCGTTGTCTGGGTTCTTCATGGTCAGGGAAACGTCACCGCTTCCCGCCATACCAGACTCATTGACGCTCACAGGCTTCTCAGGCTTGCCCTTGCGGTCCTCATGCGGCTCAAAGCCAAAGGCACGCAACGCATCGGCCACGGCGTTCAGATAGGTGCGAGTTTCCTTGAGGAACGCATCCTTGGTGTCGTTGCCTTCCTCGCGGTCATTGCTCTGGCTATAGCCGTCAATGTGCTCCACACCCCAGTCCTGAGTAAGGACCATATCGCCTTTCGCGCCGGTCTTCTTGCTGCGGGTTTTCGGCTTCTCAGCAACCTGGCCGACAGCTTCGGTCTGGGTATCCTCTGGCTTGAGTAGTGCTGCATGCTCTTTGGCGCTGTCCTCAACGCTGGTCATGCCAGTGGTATCGAGACCAGGATAGTTGCGAGCACCTTCCCAGAATGAAAGCAGGTAAGGCTTTACGCCGTCGCCCAGATCCTCAACCATCGCCTTTGCATAGTCGGAGAACTTGCGCACGCCGCTCTCGATGTAGGCACCGGCAATGGTCATACCATCGACAAGCACCTCAGGATCGATACCAGAGTTGAGCTGTCCAAGTTTGGATTTCAGGCGAGCACGTGCCGCCGCTACTTTGTCGGCAGTGAATAGCTTGTTCGCGGCAAACTGGTCAGCAGGTGCAGACTGCTCGGCAGCTTTCTCGACAATCTGCTCAGCGGTTGGTGTCTTCTTGTCGCTGATATTGATCACCTGGATAAAGTCACTCGGCTGTGACTTAGGCGCAGGCTGTTCCTTCTTCTCGATCTCACGAGCCTGGCGCAATGCAGATTGACGGTCGCCTTCGGAACTCAAACCGTGTTTCGCATTCAGCTGCAGCTTCTTGAATTGCGGGTGCTCAGGATCGGCTTTGGCAAGTGCCTCCTGCATATCCTGACGCCATTGATCGACCGGATGTGTCGTCTGTTCACTTGGTTGCGTATCCGGTTGCGTTGTTGTCGTTTCAGCAACAGTCGGGGCAGCAGTAGGCCCAGCCTCTTCGACCGGATGGATCTCGTAACGGCGGTTGTTGATCTTCTTCGCCTCGTACTTGCCGGTCAGCTTTTTCTTTTCGATATGCGCTTGCGCCTTGTCCTGGCTCATGAACCATTTCGGCTTACCATCAGCACCCAGCAACGGGCTACGCTCATCCGCCTTGGTCTCTGCCTTGGCTTCTGGTTCTGCTTGTGCGGTTGTCTCTGCTGGTGCTTCGGTCTGTGTCTCGACCGGAGCAGCTTGTGCGGCAGGTGCCGGCTGTTCTGCTGGCTGAGCCGGAATGCTTTTCACGGCACGAGAAACATCAGCGAGCACGGCGGTACGCGGACGGCCTGAGCTCTTGATCTCCTGAGCAATGAGCTGCGGCTTGAGTGACGGGTTATTGATATGCGCATCAATGATCAGGCGCTGAAACTCAGATACCTCGCTGATCGGCTGGGTATCTTCCTTCGCCTCTGGTACCGCCGCGCTGTAGTCCGCCTTGGTGCTCTCGGTTTCCTGAGCTTTCACCTCTGGTGCTTTGGCTTCGACCGGCTTTGCCTCACGCATGGACAGTGCCAGCTTTTCAAGCGAGCCCTGATCAACATACCCCCATGCCTTCTTTGATAGCTCCTGTGCCTTGTCCGCATCGATACCGGCCTTCTCGGCGGCAGCAATACGATCAGCAGGGCTCATGTTGCCCCACTTGGTAGAACCGTTGATCAGGTCATCTATGGTCGGTGTGTTCTCACGGCCCTTGCGATTGATCTCAGCCTCGATCTTGCGGCGTTCCTGCATCAGGCGCTTATTCCAGCCGCCAGTAGCCTTGGCCTGACCTGCCAGGTACTTGATGCGGTCACGCAATTCAGCATCGGTGAGATCGGCTAGGGGGCGTTCAGCCTGAGGCGCTTTGGCAGGCTCCTGCTCGGTCTTGACCTCATGTGTCTTGATCTCGGCAGCAGGTGCGGCCTTAATCTCTTCGGCTTTCTGTTCCTGAGCCTGCTCTGTGCGGATCTCTTGGGCTTGTGGCTGTGCTGGCTGCTCTACGGGTACCGCACGAGCAATATCCGCCTGACCAAACTGAACCGGTGTACCGTCCTGATCACGGGCAAATACCTCGCCGTTCTCATAGCCTTCGACGGTCACGGTATATGTAGAGTCTGGATCCTCTGTCGGGGAAACCTGAACCACTGCACCAGGTTGACCAAGCCACTGCTCAGCGGTCGCCTCGCTGGCGGCTGGTGTCTCAGTAGCGGCAGGCTGCTCGCCGGTCACGGCGGCAAGCTCGGCATTAATGGCTGTATCTAGGGTCTCTTCACCACCAAGAGCACGCTCAATCGGGCCAACCTTACGGGCAGGCGCTGGCTGTACCGGTGTGGCCGTCGGTTCGGCAGGCGTCACATCCGGCACCGGATCGGCTTGCGGAGCGGTCTGTTCAGGCGCAGGCGTGGCATCAGCTGGAAGCGCCTCAACTGTACCGGTGTTGCGCATGCGGTTATAGGCAGCCTTGCCGCCTTCGATACCCTTGGCACCCACAGTACCGGCAACAGCCTGACCGCCACCATAGATGAGCTCGCCAGTCACATCGGACCAGTCTACCTCACCACGGGCAGCCGCCTGACTCAGTGCCTCGCCTACCGGTTCACCCAGCAGCTCGATACCAAAGGCACCCACATGCGCCGTTGCCTTCTTCAATGTGCCAGGGCTGGCTTTTTCCAGCGCTTTACGGCCAGCAGGTGAGGCAAGCAGCGAACGTGCTGCCTTCTCGTCTACGCCGGTATCCTTGATGATCTCACGAACGGCGCGTTTCTCAGCCTGTTTCGCAGGTGCGGAAAGAACACGGCCAGCGGCACCCATCGTCAGCTGGTCCACCATGGCCAGTGTCAGGCCCTTGGTTGCGCCTTGCTTCTGTGCATCGGTACGGAATTGGGGATCGTTCAGCAGGTTCTGGATGTTCGCACGGGTAACAGGCTTTCTCTCGCGTTTCAGGCGGTCAAAGACCATGCTTTCGAGCTCGGCACCGGCCTCAGTCGCCGTGGTACCGGCAACCATACCGACACGGCTACCCCAGAGCGCACCAAAGATTGCACCAGGCGCAGCACCCACACCACCGACAACGGCACCACCAGCAGCGCCGACACCAGCACCGGCACCGGCACCACCAGCCGCACCGGCCAGAGTCGGCAGCATGCTCGCAGCGCTCTCAGCCGCACCAAGGAAGGTTGCACGCGGTTCCTGGAATGCCACCTTCACGGCGCTCGCACCGCGTTTCACTGTATCAAGGAAGCCGTCAGCCTCCCCTACTGAATCAATGGCAGCATCCAGACGCTGCTGGCCTGATGTGCGGTTCTTCTGAGCCTGTTGCTGCTCCTGGTATCCCTTGAAAATGCTATCGGCCACGGAAGAGGTGTCACCACCCTTCATCAGCCAGATCGAGTTACTGACGTGGCGCTTGGTATTGTCATAGCCGGATCCCAGCGCGTTACCGAACTGGGTAAGAATGCCGGTATCGTCAATCTTCTGCTGACGCTGCTGCTTGATGATCGGATCACCGCCCTGGATCTTGACCGGCTTCATGCCGATCTGAAGCACCACTTCATCATCGCCGTTCAGCTGGGCTTGCTTGACTCGTTCGAGCTCGGTCTTGCTCAGTGGACGATAAAGGCCAGGCTGTTTCGCGTTCAGCTCATCGAGACGTGAGCGCGGCTGCTGCTGAGGCAGTCCCATGCCTTCGGATTGACCGGAGGATTGAGGCAGGCTTGCACCGCCAACGGTAGAGCTGGCAGCCTGATAATAACCTTTGACTTTACGGATATAGGGTAAGGTTTCCTCAGGGCGCGGCAGGTACATTTTCCAGTCGCCGCCGTTGGCCTGAGCACGCTTGACCGCCTTCTGTACGTTGCCTTCACCGGCATTGTATGCGGCAAGCGCCTTGTCCACGTCGCCGCCGAACATTTTCATACGGCGATTGAACTCGATCAATCCGCCCTTGATGTTGTTTTCTGGTGAGGCGTACACGTCAAAGCCGTGCGTATTCAGCACCTGCTGGCGGCTGATCGGCATGTGCTGCATTAGACCAAACGCACCAACCGGAGAACGGGCATTGACCTTGCCGCCACTCTCCTGCGCCATAATTGCAATTGCCCAAGGCAGATCCTTACCAGTCACACCCCGGAACATATTTGGATTTTGATTGTAGAAACTGAGCGCCCCTTTCAGGTTGCCGTCAACTCGGCCAGAGACAGCACCCAAGCCACCATCGTTACGCTCAGGCAGTTTGACCGCCTTCGGCTTTTGTACTTCGGGTACAGGTACATCATCGATCCGCTTTTTCAGATCGGAAGGAAGGCCGAACGACGCGCTTTCAGCTTCCCGCAGTGCGTCTTCCATAGGTGACTTAAATGGGTTCTGGCTCATAACAAGTCCTTAAAATTAACGATATTCAACTGCGCCAGTCTTGGTGTTTTGATACGGCTGAAGACCAATGCCGCCGGAATTTCCACCCTGGAACGGGTTAGCCACCGTGCCTGAGTCAGATCCACCAGCGCCGTCAATCTCATCGATCAGCTCTCTCGCTCGCTGCACCTTCTCTTTCATCGACAAGCCAGCGAAGCGAGTATCAGACTGCGACAAGGTTTTGATGGTCTCTTCAAGCCGACTAGCCATAGGCTTGCTGTTGTTCTGCACACCAAGCAGTGACGGAATGTATGTTCTGATCTGCTCATCAGTATAACCGTACCGCTTCAGATATGCAGCAGCTGCCTCAGCCTGTTCGATCTTTTTACTGCCTTCTGACTTGGTGCCGGTTCCAAAGGCGTCATCAACCACCGCCTTACGCGCAGCAACAGAAACATCGACGTTACCGCCGTGCGTGCGTTCGTTCTGGCGCTGGACGCTGGCAATCTCGCTTTTCTTCACATCGAAGCGGAAGCCTGCCTCTTGCTTGGCGAGATCCTGCTGGAACTCACGGCGATCTTTCGCAGCTTCGGCGCGAACCTTCTGAGCCTTCTCCTGCTCCTGGTACGCATACTCAACGATCTTATCCGGCATGGCGTTGTTGCGGATAAATCCAATCAGCTCGTCATTGCTGTTGAACGAAATCTCCTGATCCTTGCCGTTGGAGTCAGTGAAATTAAACTTCACACCGCCAGTCTTCTGCCCCTTGTCATCAGTCACTTCGGTCAGACCTTTGAGCTTGTACCCACCTGATCCGGTGACACTGGCCGACGCATTCAACAGGTTCTCAACCGCTGGACCCAAGTTGCCATAGTCGCCCATCGTCGCAAGGCGGATGGCCTGTGCTGATGCCTCGGTCAGTTGTTGCGCCTGCTTGGTCTGCATGAACTTGCCCAGTGTTTCAGCCTGGTCGATCTTGCCGTTCTCGATCCAGAACTGCTGCAACTTCGGTACTGTTTTAGTGTTAAAGTGATCGATCACCTTTTTCACGTCGTCGCCGTATAGAGCTTGACCTTCCTCGATCCCGACCTTGCCGATCCGGTTCGCATCCGCCTGCTGGTCTTGCAGACGTGTCTTTTCAGCCAGATCGCTCTCAGCCTCCTTCACGCGCAGGTCATTTAGTTTCTGGCGCGAACGTGCATCCTGAATACCTGCATAGGCTTGCGCACCCTGAACCGCACCACTTAGGAAAGATCCTAGTCCAATTCCAAAATTAGCCATTGCCTGCCCCTCCGATACCTTGAATCAGTGATTGAATTTGAGACAGCAGACCGCCTCCTGCTTGTGGTTGCGCCGTCTGCTGTGTTGCTGGCTGACCGGGGAGCGTTAAGCCCATGCCGCCTGATGCTGCGTCTGCGCCGTTCTGCGCTGTTGCCTGAACAGCCTGTGTACCGGACGGCGCTTGCAGCTGTGACGTGTTTTTCATTCCGCCCATCTTCTGTGCCTGCATGCCCAATCCGATGCCGCCTGCCATGCCTTGCAGGAATGACCCCGCTCCATTCGTGTTACTCATGATCGTCACCTCGTAGCTCAGAATTAAATGCAAAAATCTGCGGATCTGCCTTTGACTTGATCAGGTCCAGACGCTGCTGATAGATCCGGTGCGCTTCTGGATGGTGTGCTTGCAGGTAGGCCGCACGGCCCTCACTCCACCAGCCGGAACAGGTCATGCAATCCGGTGTGGTCTTGATGAAGTCATAGCAAGGATGGATCGGCGCACCCTGCTCTTGCAGGTAGGCGTCAACGTCCTCATCGGACCAGTCTTCAATCGGGAACAGGTACTGCACACCCAGTTCCGTATCGCCAGACTTCAACGGCGAGCGGTGCTCATCATCTGCACGCTGGCCGCGAATGATCAGCGTTACGCCGTCTTCCAGCATTCTGCGGTGCATCGGCTCCATGATGACACGGGCACAGCATGAGTAGCTGTCCTGCATCAGTGTATCGGACTGGCCGATAGCGACACCGATAGGCGTACATGAGCGTGGCAGAATGTCGGTAGGAATGCCCCAGCGTGCAATGATTTCCGGCTGTTTGCCGTCGATCTCCACGAAACGCGGCGAGAGCTCGCGCACCTGGTTCATGATCTCAAGCGTTTCCGGGAAGGCTGCGCCTGTGTTCACCCAGTACACGGTGACACGATCAAGCAGCCCCTGAGCTCGCATCAGGTAGAAACTTGCCAGCGAGTCGCGCCCACCTGACACCTGCAGCGCGATATTTTCGTGATTATCGAGAATGTTCTTCATATTAAAACGCCATTAATCCCATCCCTGCAACAGAACCCAAACCACCCCATAGGCTTGAACTTGCCTGAGAGTCTGCCTGAGTTTGAGCCTGCCAAGCCTGTAGCTGATTGCCATATTGCTGATTGAGGATGCCTGCTGCGCTGCTGTTCCCGCCCATTGCGCCTTGATAGCCTTGCCCCACAATGCCGCCCAAACCGGCTGCTTGAGCATTATTCCCGGCAGTAGTCCCGAAAGCTGCGGAGCCGGTTGAAGAGCTCAGGCCCAGTGAGGTTGCCGGGTTTACGCCGAGACCACTACCCAGGTTGATTGCTTCACCGCGCATGGCAACGCCTTCCTTGCGCACGGTATTGCGAGCGGTGTTTTCTGCACCGGCAGCAGCCAGACCGGTTGCCATTTCGCCTGCACGTGAGACGCCAGCAAAGCGGCCACTGGTCGGACTGACACCCATTGATGCCATGTTGCGCTCACCAGCCTGACGGGCCAGTGAGGCGTTATTCATCACATCGGCTTTGGCTTCGGCAGCGCGTTCGCTCTGACGGTCGGCGCTGTCCCAGTTTTTCGCATCGTCAATAAACTTGTCTTGCAGCGGCTTGAAAACGTCCTCGTACCGCTTGCGGTCCTCCGTCGCCCATTCCTGTGACTGCTTGCTTGCGGCAAGCTGCTGATCAGTCACCTGCTTGGCGATCTTATCCTGCTCTTTTTGCCGCTCCGTTGAGACCTTGAATTGCTCTTTAGAGAAATCCAGAAAGTCCTCACCGAGCTCAATATTCCGTATAGCTGCCTGACCAATGGCAGGATCTGGTGAAGGTGCTGGCGCAGCATCCTTCTTGAACATCACGTAATCATGCCAAGCTGGACGTTCTTCTTTTTCCGGCATGTGCTCGAAGCCATAGCCATCGACATAGGCGTACTCAAAACCAAGATCACGCCACTGGTCGATAATGAACATCATCACGGCGGACAGCAGCATGAGCACAATCAATGTTTCGTTCATGTGATTTTCCTCAAACTCTATATTTGGATGGGATGAACCTGCAGGTTGTTCTAAGCATCCCTAAAACGATAATGTCGTCATCGGGCAGTGCGTGGCGCAGGTATCCTTCCTGTACGAAGCCTAAGTGCAGATCAAAATTCAGCGCCCTCTGGTTCGTTGCTGGAACGAGACCAGTGACGCGCCGTAGATTCCATTGAACAAACGGGTGCATGAAAGATGCGACCAGGAACTGACGACGGAGCCAGTTGCCCGTGCCATCACTGGCGATATGAATATTGCAGTCGCATTGTGAGAAGTTGTCATAGAGCGTGACGGCTCGGAGCTCGCCATCTTCACGCCAGCCAATCGCCTTCACGTCTGGTCGCAAGGGAAATCCAATGATCTTGGTTGCCCATGCCACCAGCCGCTCAGGGTCTTCATAAACCAGCTCACCCATACCTGATTCCATTTGTTGCGCTTTTGACAACATCATAAAGCAAAGCACAACATTCAAACAGTGGCAGGGCTATTTTATCGCGTTCTTCAGATCCGTCATGGCTTGATGTAACGATGCAATATCAGCCACTAAGCCGTTAAAGTCCTCCATGGTCGGGGCCGCTGTCACGGCGGCTTGCTGCATTGCCGGGATGGTCACGCCGTCCACGTTGGCCTTGATGCTGTCCACATCATCCCGGATGCCTGAAACATTGTTATTGGTCGTGCTCAGCCCTTGGGTCAGCGTCTGTGTGGTCTGCTGAAGCCCCTGAACCGTCTGCTGTATGGTCGTTACAGTCTGTTGCAATGTTCCAAGGCTCTTCCGAAGCGCTGTTACATCCTCGTTCACACCACCGGCCAGCTCGTTCACATCCCCCTGTAGATCGGCAATGCTTAATTGTAGGGCGGTCAGGTCCTGAGTGGCCGCGCCTAGTTCCTGCTCTACCTGTGCGATGCTCCGGGTGATCTCCACGACATCGCCTTGCAATCCGCCGACATCGTTCTGCAAGTGCGAGACATCGCCTTGCACGGACTGAATATCCCCTTGCAGGACCTCCACATCACTATCCAGCCGATTGACAATGTTCTGAATATCGACCGTGGATTTTGTGAGCTTCCCGATCAGATCCTGCAATTGACTGAGGTAGCCCATGCGGATTGCGGCCTGTAGCTTGCTGCCGCGCTCACCTGCCAGGATCTCGATCTTCTCCTTCATTTTGAGCAGATCTTGCTGTGTTAGTCCTGCCATGATTAGCCCTCCGCGATTTCAGTTGGCGAGTAAGCCAGGATGATGCCCGTCACCATCTGATTGCCGCGGATCTCGATCTCCCAGGTTTTCGCCGTGAAGCCGGAAGGCAGCGGAACAGGCACATTCATGTGGTAGATGGTCGTGATGAGCTTGCCGTCCGCAATGATCGAGACTGAGAACGTCGGCTCATCCTCGGTCACAGGATCCAGTAAGCTCCCGCCTAATGGCACCACGTTTAAGGCGGATGCACCGATGGTTGCGCCGGTCTCGCCGTTATTGATGGCCTGACGGTTTCGTGCGCGGATCTCGGCATTACGGGCCGCAATCTGCGCTTTCTGGGCACCGGTCAGCGCATCCTCACCCTCGACCATCACACAACCGAAGTTGGTGTAAGTCGGAAGGATAAACTTCTTGGATCTCCAAAGCTGCTCGCCGTATGGCTCGCTAATGGCGTCCCATTCGTACACGTCGCGGCCATTGCGCAGCAGGAACAGCCGACCGGTGCCGAGCTCGAAGTACATCGCGTCGGCGTCATCACTGGCACGCTCCAGGAACGGCTGAGCACCGGACAGATCAAATATGATCATCCCGCGCTGCTGTAGGCCCTGACTGTCCATGTAGTCGTATGAAGCCATATACCGGCCTGCAAACTGACCGGCGATAAAGGATTCAGGGCTCATCAATCGCCACTGGTCCATGGTGAGCAGGTCGCGTGAGGCGATAACCGCGCCGTTCTGCGAGATCGTCACCAATCCCTGCGGCGACGCATAGGCAACAGAATAACCAAGATCCACAATGCTCGTGGAACTCAGACACGGCAGGTTCACTTCAAGGCGCGTACTCACCATCGTATCCGGTGAGGTGCCCTGCATCATGTAGGGCATACCTTCGGTCATCACGGCGATGGCGGATCCAAACACACCTAGCCCGACCACCGGATAATCGACAGTCATCACGTACTTTTCCGGCCAGGCGTGAGGCCGGTAGGGTTCGGAAAAATAAACCTTCTTGCCGGTGAAGGCTGCCATGATCCCGTTCGGCAATGCAACCAGCCCCTGAAGGTCATCCGGTGGCGCGTTGTAATCCGTGGACGGGATCACCTCATTCATCGGGTAGGTGTCTTCGTCATACAGGAAGTCAGCCGTCGAAGCCTCGCGCTCTGCAACAAAGTACAAGGTCGTGTCACCGAGCGTACTGGTCTGGGATCGATAGATCCGCATCCGGTTCACGGCGCGGCCTAAGGGAGGCTGAGCAAATCCTGACAGGTTCACCGTCAGGTCAGGGCTCCATAGCACGCCGGTACTGAGATCGGACGGTTCAGACTCTTCATCAAACTCAGTGACCCAAGTGTAGGCAAAGAGCACCGTGTTCGATAGCTCTGCATTAGGTGTACCGTTCACCGTGGCCACAATCCGTGACGATGGCCGCGCAACAGCCAGATCATAAGTCGCGCCGTTGACCACCATCTTCGGCTTGCCGTCACCGGTCACATACAGGCGCTCAGACGCAACCGGACCAGGCTCGACGTTCACGAACTTATCCCACCCAAGCCAGTCATTCCCCAGTCGGTAGATGGTTTTGCACTCGTAGGGCATACGGGTGATGAATTTGCCACGGCGGATCGGCAGCAGCGCACCGTTTTCCAGTTTGGTGTTCTGCGCGATCTGGGCATAGTTCTCCTGCAGCAGGCGCGGCAGAAGTCGCGGGATCTCTCCCGCGAATGACGCTATTCTGATCATAGATTACCCCAGCACTGCATCACTGATGGAGACATTGACGGTTCCACCGGATCCGCCACCACTTCCCAGGTCTTTCAATGCCGCCGCCGTTATTCTCAGCTCGACCGCATCACCTGCATTGAATGCACGCGGCTGGGTGCCTTCCGCCCCTCGCTGCACCTCGATGCTATCACCGGAGCGGCTGACAGCTCGCATGATCTCCACATTGCCGCTCTCATCTTCCAGTGTCAGCGGAAACCATTCATCGGCGTTCTTAGGCATTGGGTAGCGATCCCCATGCCCGACACGCACGCGCACAACGGTATCCGTGGCGCTGATCGATGCAGCCAGCAGGCTGCGTGCATTGTTTGTAAGAACAACTCCCATAAATCACCTCACGTTCTTCACTAGCCATGATTGTGTCTCGACAAGACGCTGACGCAGCACGGCGGGATTGATCCCCTCAGGCACGCCCATCAGGTTCTTGAGCAGGTAGGCAATGGTTGCCACGATCTCGAAATGCCAGAAGCCGTACCAGGTCTCGTTATCGTTCGCCCATGTGTACCGCATGTTATCGAGCTGCCCTCTGCGGTACCGCATTTCCATGTAATCCCAGCAGCGCTTTCCGACGGCGTTCACGGTCGCCAGCTGGGCGCTCGTCAGTTTGCCGGATAGCTTGAGCCACATACATGCACGCAGGATCAGCGCGGCTGAGTGCGGCTCTTCATACAAGGTCTGCGGCTGACCCTTGGCCGGATCGTCAAAGTCAGTCGGCATGCCATAGATCAGCACACCATTGACCTGCACGCCGTTCAGGTTCGGCCAGAGCACGTTCAGGCGCTCGATGAACTTCATCGCCATGCCTGCTGACAGCGCATTGACCGTGGCATAACCGCTGTTGTCGCGTGACAGGTACACCAGCCGCGCCAGACTATCGATCACACGCACCAGGTAGCCTACCCAGCGCGTGTTAGGATCATCGTTGGTGTAGACCCATGTATGCGGCGTCGGGTTTCCGATGCTCATCCGTGCAGGGGTATTCATCACGAAGGTATGTGCAAACGGACCAGGCGCACCACCGTCAGCCTCCCACTTATCCTGAGCGTGCTTTAAGAATAACACCTGTTGCTCACATAACAACGCTGCGGACGGCTTTGTAACGCCTGCGCTGGTTGTAGCCGAGATCGGGTACTGGATCGCCCCGGTGCTGGCATTGGGTACCGGCAGATCCGATGCCTTGAGGCCAGGATGCACCACATTGGCGTCTGCTTGCAGGAAGTACCAGAAATCCGGCAGCTGATAGCCATGGAACGGCGAACCATTCCAGCCGACGAACTGCTGTTTCAGGGTATCGGCATTGATGGCGAACGGCATTGCACCGGGGAAAAACGGCATAGCAGAGCCAGCAACAGCCTTTTGCAGGTTATCCCGTACCCATTGCTCACTCGGACCACTCACAAGGCGCATAGCGACAATGCGGAGGTTATACGCGCCCTGCATTTCCATCGAGATCCCGAAGTTTTCAAACTTGGTGCCTGCTGGCAGTACCGCCTGATCGCCGTCTTTACGGGTAAAGGCAGTGCGCGGGATCAGGATATAACCGGGACGGTCCGCCTCCCCTATCGCCAGATCCGCTGATTGGCCGATTTCAGCGTAGTAGCGGTTGAGCGGATCATAATACTTGGTCGTGGACATAAACACGGAACAGCACTCACCTAGCGCGAAATTCGGACGGCGTGACAGCCTGAGCGCCACGAACAGGAACTGATCAGCCTCCTGATAGCTCGTCTTGGTCCGCCACTGGTCGTTAATGCCGCGACCGAGCTGCACCTGGCTCACCTGCATGGCGGCTGGCACATTGGCCTCGATAGCGCCGTTGAACAGGTTCCCGCCCGGATTGCTCTTGAGCATGTTATCCGGCGTCCACGTAAACTCACCTGGTTGAACCGTTCCGCCCACACCGCCGACGCGGCTCCAAAAGTTAAAGCCAATCCACTGAGCATTGGCACCGGCTGAGATCTGGGCCGCGCTTGGTGGCAAGGCGTTAGGATGGTTGGAAAAGCAGAACATGCCCGATGGCTCGCCCTTGATCGGGATCGGCTCAAACTGCGGCATAGGCTTTAGGACCTCGCGCAGATCCGAGATCGACTGACCACGAACAGCAGTACGGCGCATTGCATCACGCAGGTTCTGCCAGCGGATTGATTTACCGGTGCGGTCATCGACCTGCATCGCCAGTGTGGTTGCATATTCAAACCAGCGGAACGTATCAGGCGCACAGGCGGAATAACCGGGCTCAATCGGTGTCCAGACTGGATAGGCTTCCTCAGCCTGCCCCTGCTGGATGGTTCCGGCGTTCTGGTACCCGTAAACGATCTTCCATTGGTTCACATTCGACGGCGCACCGGCTGGAATGGTGAGCTCAATCGTATCGCCTTTCTTGGTCCAGTCGCCGTCCTTGATGGTGATGCTCGTGTCTGCAACTGGCGCTATCGAGTCATAGGATGGGCTATAAGGTGAGGTGTAGAGCAGGTAACTGGTGGCCGGATAAATCTGCCAGATGCGAAACACGTCCGCCCCGCCCTTGTGACCGGATACCTTGGCCGGAATGGTGAGCTTGTTGCCGGATCTGGTCGCCGTGAAATCGTAATTGATGCCCTGTGACGGGATAGATCCACGGGCCGCGAACAGCCAGTGCATGAGCGTGATTGTGTTCTCGTTGCTTGAGACCGGCTGGCGCAGCATCGGACCGGTGCGGCTACCATCGCCCAGCGCATCGAGCATGCTGATGCCGTTGGCCTTGTACCAGTTTGCAGCCTGCTTCTCCTGATCAGTACCGCCGATCAGGACTTGATAGGCCAGCAATGAGCCCTCGATACCGATGGACTGGCCCTCACTGGTGCCGCTGTTGTGGTGGAAGTACCCGCCTCGACCGAGCTCATTATGGAATGAGTTGGTAATGAGACCGCGCAGGACCAGTGGCCCATTCTGTGATGTGTCTCCACCGGTTGAACCGGCAGGAATGTCGCAAGCGCCGTCAACACGGGAAATCTGGCAGCCTTTCGGATTGTATAGGGTGAGAACGAAGCGCTCTGCGGGTTGCCCCGGTGCATCGTCCCGCACGGGAACGGTAATTGATTTGCTGAGCTCTCCTGCCTCGAAGGTCAGAACGCCCTCAGTCGCTGTGTAGTCCTCAGGCGCGGTGGCAGTAACATCCACCGTTCGGTATTGAACCGAGACCTTCTGCGTTGATGGCTTAGAGAGTGTGACGGTAAAGGTGGCTGTACGTGCCATATAGTGTCCTCCAATAGGAGAAAGCCCCCGATGTGGGGGGCTTGCTCGTTCATCCGTTTTTATTCAGCTGGCTGATCAGCTTGCTCTTGCAGCTCCAACTGCGGAACGGCGGCCAGTGCGGCAGTGATCGATTTCGCCAGAGAGTTTTGAGCTGCTGGTACGGTGTACCCAACCAAAGCACCGATCTGGCGAATGTGGTAATCCAAGAAGCCCACGTTATCAGCGGCATATTGCGCCGTACCCTGAGCCGCGCCTGCTGTGTCTGCTGCCCACTGCGCTGTCCCACCAACCTGACCAACGGTGTCGGCTGCCCATTGCGCCTTGCCATAGATCTTACCCAAAACAACCTGCAAGTTACCTGCTGGAATGTCGTCAATTGCTGCTACGTCAACTGCTGTTGCTGCTACCATTTTCAATGTCCTTTTAAGTATATACCGAGAATTACGGCAACTTCATTCTATATCAACTGAGTAGTTGCCGCCATATTACAGTGATCATTATTTTAGGAAAAAGAAACCGCCCCGAAGGGCGGTCATTGTTAAGCGTAATCTCCCCACATAGTACAATCTTTCCATGTGATTGTATTTCGTGAACCTAGAGTTCTGGATGAAACAGGGTTATTTTGTGTGGCTGTGCCAGTTACAGCTGTATTGGTAACTGCATTGTTTGCAACAGCTCCGTTTGTTAAGCTCGCCGTGATATTAGATACAACTAGATCCGTGTCGATTGGTGCAGCATTTGGAGCACCCCAATCGCGACGCTTCGATGCATTCTTGGCGAACCCTGCATAAGTGTGAATACGGTTATAATATCCTTCACAATACACATTACGGATGCGAGCGCGTCTACCGTAAGAGCCTAATTGTGATGGCATCCACACACCAAAATAACTAATATCTTCAAATAGCGAGACCGGTATTTTACCCAAACTTCTCTCATCTACTTCACAAATAACCCCGTCAACATCAACAACTCCTTTTACCGAGTTGGCAATGGTTAGACTTGCAGCAGCACCTGCGCCCACGTTGGTACCGTCAAACACGTTCACAAGGCGTAGATTTTTGATAAATACATCATGTGTAGGGGAAGCTGTTCCACCCTGGAACAAGAATGGACACATCGATAGTTGAGCCAAGCAATTCTCAACCGAGATTGAACGACCCGCTGAGATCAATCCGCAGTGAACGAATGTTGAGTTCTTAATTCTCAGGTATACGTCATCTGTAAAACCATAGCTATTGCCATACGCATTATAGTGATGGCATTGATTGCGCATGTAGTCTTTTCGACCAACGAACTTACAGTTATCAAGATCCCACTGTCCTGCTGTGAACTGGAACACCCAAGGGAAGTGCTGTCTATCGACATTATCCGCATGGACATACGAGGCATCAAAGGTGCAGTTCGTAAACATTGAGTCAGACCACACACCACCCACTAGAACGTTTCGACCGTGTGAGAATGTGCAGTTCACCCATTTTGAATTAACTACTGTTGATGCAATATTTGGCTCAATATCGACACAGTAGCGAGGGTTGGTGCCACCGTGAATGAAGCCGCCACGCTGAACAACGCAATTCACAAACTTGATGTTATGACCTTTTGAAACCGTCACCGTATTACGATATGAGTTATTGAATAGGCAGTTCACGATTGTCGCGAAGCAACTTAAACCCTCCGCATCAAATCCCGTATCGAATGTGGTTGTAAAGCAGTCAATCGGGCTATTTTCCGATGTAACGCCATACATGCGGAAACGAGGCATACCGTAGACGATAAGAGGGTATAGCTGAAACTCGCTTGTAGGCTTTGCGCGAACCTCAGCATTTCCATCCAGCTTGAGATTCAAGAAAGAGATTTCCTCACCGTTTTTCGGTTGAACAACGAAAATCCCATAGCCGTTCATATTCGTTGGTGAGTTGTCGCAGTTTTTGATCAGCGATGCTGCACCAGCGCCGTAAATAACACACGGGAAGTCAATTTGCTTTAAATAACCCCAGACTCGATAAGACTTACCTGTTTCACAAGGCGGCACATATAGTGAACCACCGCCGCGAGCCTTCAACCAGTCAATAGCCCTGTTGAATGCAATTCCATCGGCGGTCTGTTGTGTGATCGTTGAGGTCTTATCTCGACCTGTGACGTATGGAGTTACGTCATAAAGCGTTTGATTGTCGTCACCCTTTGCCCCAAAATCCATAACTGACACGTTTTCGAGCTTGAGCTTCTTGCTATTCCGTGTCGGAATAATCTCACCGGTTTCAGGGTCTGTAATGGCTTCCTTGGTCTCAGTAGCTAAGGCATTAGCTTCGTTTGCTGTGGCAATGGCATCAGCGACAGCGGACGCACTAGGGTAGTGCTTGCCTGTTGGGACTGGCACGCCGTTGTCGTTCTTGTACTCATCAATGAAACTGTCATCCGATGTCGAACGCACATTGAAATAGAAACCATTCGGCGCACCTGTAACCGGATCTACACCCGCTTCCGGTGTTGGATAGATCTTGCCAGCGAACGCAGCAGACGCAGCAGCAGCCTCAGCCTTGGAGGCGAACGCTTCAACGGCAACAATCGCCTCTTGGGCACGTTCAGCAGCAGCAGCCGCATCGCCAATGTCAGCCATCCAGTCATCAAGCGTGCCCTCATAGCCACGAAGCACGGCGAGCTCATAGGCATCCATACCAGGATCACCCTTTTCACCACGTCGGCCCTGAGCCACGATCACAGAGACCTCAGGCACGCCGTTGTTATTGCTCACGGTAATCGTGCATTCGATCAGCGCATTAGCCAGGATCGCATTTACTGGCGGGACCAGTTTGACATAGAACGTCAGGTCTTCTTTGGTGAGAGCCTGCTGCCCGTACACCAGTACCTCGATCTGCTTATGCTGCTCGCCAGGTTGAAAAACGACAGTGCCGCTCGCCGCCTGATAATCCACACCTGCCTTGCCAGATCCGTCTTTGGTCTCCCAGCCGATCTCTACGGGTTCAGTCAAAGGTACACTGAGCGATACGATAAAAATCGCCGTAGTTGCCCCAATCAAATTGTCAGTCATAAGACTCTTCCTTTTTAAGAAACGCGGTACCAGGCCGCAAGAACTGTGGTTTGTGTTTGGATATTGAGATCAGGAGCAGCTTCCCAGACTTGGCCGGAATAGAGTGCGTTCGGATCTACATCGGTTGCGAAGAAATGAGTCACGCCCACCTTAAAGAGGCGCAGCTGTACAGCCGTGATGAAATCAGGCAGAGATACAGCAAACTCCTTGCCGTCCTGAGCGACAATCAGCTGGCTGTCATCGTCTATTCGCTCCCAGGTCAACGGCGTGAGGCTGAGCATCTGGGATAGCGTCATGTTGTTCAACATCATGCCGATCAGCTCCAATTTAAATGATTGTTCCGTGGTCCAGTCGTCCTGAAGAAGACCGCCCGTGTCGCCGCTGTTCGGATTGAGTGACCAGTAGGCAAAGGAAATGCCCTGATCGCTGGCCTTCAAACGGCGTGTATTGTTCCCGGTGAAATAACCGTCCATGTAGCGCTGCAGGTGATAGATCCACTGCCGCTCGTACTGGGCATTCTCGCTGTTGGTGACATTGCCGGATCCATCAACGCCGAACTTGCCGCCGACCTCACCAATCCAGACCGGTGCAATGCCCTGCTCGACAATAAAGCCCCAGTGCTTGCGCCACACATTATAGAGATTGTACGGCCAACCGGCAGGCATAACGCCGTCTTTGGCGAGCCATGGCTGAGAGCCAACCGAGATCCCATACTCGTGCACGGAATAGACCAGGCGACCATCAACCGACAGCTTTACCGGTCGATCTGCAACGCCTGAGAGCTCGCCGCCCCACCAGTAGTTGCTATCTCGATAGCGTGCCACACCCTCAACAAAGATCAGCCAGTGAGGTGCAATGCTCAGGATGCTATTGCCGCAATCCTCGGCATAGGCTGCCCATGTGGTCCATTCAAGCCGGTGCGGTTCATTGTGCAGGTCAGCACCCAGCACAAACTCAAGGCCGGAATAGCGCTGGGCCAGAAACGTCCATGAGCTTTTCCAGTTATCCAGGCTGTAGCTTTCATCGATAGGCGAGCCGTCAGCGCCGTCACCCGCATGGCAGCGGTGATGATCGAGCACCACATAGAGCCCTTTCTGGTTCATATAGCCGATGATGATGTCCAGGACCTCGATAGCCTTCTTGCCGAAGAGATCCGGGTTCAGCGTGGTGTTGATCACACCGGTTGATACGGTGCGCTCCACGTTGCAAATGTCGCCACTCAGCGGCAGGCGAACGCAGTTAAAGCCCATGGCCGCAATCTGGTCGATAATATCCTTGTAGCTCCGCGCCCATAGGCCGTGCGGTGCATACACCTGGCTTTCAGCGCCAAACCAGTTGACCGATTTAAGGCGCACAGCCTCAAGGCACGGTCTAACCAGCTGATTGCCTGAGACAGTGAGGCGGTTGCCTGATACGGCGGTACCGGAGAAAGCAGCGTATTCCTGCAATCCCTTCCCGATGTCGATGCTGATCGAGCCGGTATGCTGCCCCAGTGTCTTCGGCTTGTAGGTGACGGTGATCTGGGTGAAATCACCAGGCACGAGCTTATGCACCCCGGCATTACGCTGGGAGAACGGGCCATTCATGCCGATCTTGCGGATATAAGCCACGGCGTTGCCGTCGTTCTTGATCACCAGTGTCTGTGATACAGATCCGGTATTCGCCGCCGTGGATGGGAATGAGAGCGTTTCAGGGTAGGCTTTCAGCTTCGCTTCCGGCCAGACAACAGGATCAGTGCCCTTGTTGAGCCCAACAGTAACGTGCTCGCCTTCCGCCGTGACGATAGCCAGCGCACCGGCCACGCCGGTTGTATGAACGACAAACTGCACCAGCTTGATCTTTCCAAGGCTGGTACTGATCTGCACATTGACGGTCTGGCGCACGTTGTCGCCACCACCGGCCAGCCATGCGACTACACCGGTCGGCGCATATTCCAGGCGAGTGACATACAGGTTCGGCTGATCACACCAGCCAGAGGCACCGATAATGACCTCATTCGGCTCAAGCCACTTCATCATATCGATGAAATAATCTAACAGCTCTTCTGCCCGTTTGGTCTCATAGGCCAGCGAGCAGCAGCCGCTACCGTCCACGACGATACGGCGGTCATTATCAAGCGGCAGGTCATTGTCACTGATGGCCGTGGCGTACCGCTTAGAAATTGTGGGGTTTAGTACGTCTTCTGGCACGCTGTTGCCCTCGCAAATTAAAATCGAAATTCTTGTCCAGTGCGGTCTGGAACTTGGCCTCAAACGCCATGGCGAGTTGCGGATTTGTGAACGGCTGGTTCGGTAATAACAACAGTGTAGCCAAAGCGCCGTCAGCCATAGCTCGCCCGAAATCCGTAATAAGGAAATCCGGCAGCATATCCGCCGTAGGTGCTGGCTTGAGATACACGCTCACGGTCAGCTCACCCACTACATGCGGCTCGATGCTCACACACGTCGGGTTCACCTGACTGATATAGCGCGGGTAAGTGTACCCGTCGTCACGGTGCCAGGTCCTTGAATCAGGGATCTTGGCCTCAAGATCGCGGTCATCGAACTTGGCCCATTCGATCTCGTACAGAAGCGCCTGAGACGGAACAGCCAGGATCTCGTGATGATTGCCTTGGGTTCTAAAGGTGTCGATGTGACGCCAGCAGCGTGTACGCTCACAGAAGCGCACGGCGGCATCACGGATATGAGCAACCGCCGTAGGCTCAGCACATCCGGGAGCATACGGCATTACCTGAGGCAGCAGGTCCTCAATCTCACGCATAGGTTATCCTCCTGTCTGGACTACGCCACCAGCTGCATGAGGCACACCGGATTTAACGTTAGGTGATGTGTTAGCCTCGACATTGATCTTAATGCCGAGCGCGTTGGCAAACTGCTGATAGTGCAAGGCCGCACGTGTGGCGCTGCCTGACTCCTGCGCATCCTTTGAGCGAGCTCGATACAGCACATAATCCAGCAACACGCCGAAATAGGTATCTTCTAGGGGAATAGCCACATCGTATGCAGCCAGTTCCTCAGCATCGGCTGAATGGATGGGTTCAATCTTCTCCGGTGCAGCACACAGGACCAGCTCAACCGATCCAGTGCCGTCATTGCCAGGGTACACATAAAACGCCCGTGGATTGGCTTCATCGAAAATGAAGTGCTTCACCTGCTGGCCGTACCGCACAGAGTAAGAGTCGTGCCATGTCGGGTTCATCGAGCTGATCTGCTCTTCCGACACGACACTGATGGTTCGCCGTGGCTGGCGGTCAGAGGACACAGAACGAACGTTACGCACGGGACGGAGAATGCTGATATATCCCTCAGGGATAGACTGAAGCGTACCGCGTACCAGTGGCAGCGTGACGTTCATCGCCGTAGCGCTTGGCTTCTGTAGTACGATTGCACCAATGCCATCGTTCAGCCAGCCGCACAGCTCAGACAACGGCCAACGGCGAGCAGCGAGCTCACCGGTATCATTCAGCAGAATACCTGCCTTCTCAAAAACGTCCCGTGCTGTGAACATTAGTCGTCATCCTCAGAAAGAGCGCGGCGGATGTCGTCCACCTTCATTTGACGGGAAGGCTTACGGCCAAACTTAGCCTCGTAAAGCGGGATAAGCTCCTTGCCTGTTAGATCCTCAAGCTCGTCATCGATCCCGTTGCCGTTCGCGTCCTGCCCTTTATCCGCAGTTTCTTCCGCAGATTTATCCGCAGACTTGTCGGTATTGGCTTTCAGCTCAGGCTCTTTGTTATCGTCTTGCAGGTTCACAGTCGGAGTGCCTTTATCGGCATCTGCCTGCTGTGCGGTTGCGTTCACTGGCTCGCCTACGCTGGTGAAGACTGGTGCATCTTCATCTTGTACGCCGTTCTGTAGCTCGGACAGTGTGGTATCGATGAACTCATAGCGGTCATGGTCTGCCAGACCGTTCCACGCATCTTCATCAAGGCCAGAGTCTGAGAAGGCCATATTTACCAGGTCTTCACTGGTGATCTCGTCACCACCCTTGATGATGTATGTCGGATTGAGAAGGGGTGAACCTTTCAGCTCACGATCCGGGACCGGATCCTGATCGTCATCTTCTGGCAGGTCCTCGCCGTCTACGGCGCGATAGCCTTCCTTGATGCGCAGGAATGCTTTTGCATGGTGCTCAACGCCCACATCGGCAATATGGCGCTGATCTTTATCAGTCGGCTTGAAGTGGTATTCACGCTTCGGTGCGTCCATTTCAACCTTGGTGCCACCTGAACGGCGGATAAGACTTTCAATTTTCATTGTTATTGCTCTCGCTTTTGGTGAATGAATAAACAAAAGGGGCCTGAGCAGCCCCTTTCATTCTGCCCTTACTGCGCGAAATGCAGCATCAGGCCAAACTTCTTACCTGCACCACCAGCGACGGCGGCACCAAACTTCACACCGATAGAGCGCGGAGGCTCTTGCGGCTTGAGCAGCAGCGCATCGGTTTTGGTCATGCGGGTCAGTTCAGCAATGGCCGCACCAGCGAATAGCTGATTGCCCACGGTACGAGCTGAACCGTCCTTATTGGTGAGCTCACCCACTTCACCGCTCATGATACCCACGTCCACGGTAGCAGCACCAAGGCCGCCCACCGGAACGATAGCCGCATCGATGATGCTGCAATACGGGCCAAGCACCGCCAGCTCAAGAACGTCACCAGAGGCAAAGCCTGCCGCTGGAACGTCCACGATGAAGAGCTGAGAATGCGTGTTATGCGCCGTTTGTGGTCGAGCTGTAGGGATGAGATCCTGCACCCAACCTGATTGATGATAAGCCATGATAAATCCCCCTTATACGGCGTTAGGATCGGTTGCTGCAGTGTCGATAGCCACCACACCAAAGTCACGGTTATTGAAACGGGTCTTGCTGATACCCATGATCGTGCCAGCTGCAACAACCGGTTCGTTGTCGTAGTCGTCTACTTCTTCTTTCCAGGTGAAGCGAAGACCACCAGCCTGACCATAAGCCACAACAGCAGCCTGACGGCCCAAGAACAGCGCACGCGCAGCATGAACGTTCTGGCCTGCGCCGTAGTCATTAAAGCGGATCACGCTTTCATGAGAGTGCAGGACGATGTTGTTGATCATGCCAAGACCGCCCTTAAAGATCGGGTTGTTCTTGCCTTCGGCAGCGGCAGCAGCTTTCTGAATTTCCAGCCAGCCAGAAGCACCCTGCTCAGTGCGCAGGTCATATTCCTGGTCAGGAGACATCAGCATCACATAATGCTTCTCGCCGTTGATCGAGATCGGCAGAAGGTTCGCCGTTTTCGGATCACGAGCACGCATCATACGCGCCTTGTTCGCTGCACGCTCGATCAGCTCACGGCTCATCTTGTCGTCAGCGGTCAATGTCGCCTTGGATTTAGCTGCACCACCAAAAAGGATATGCTGACCATCTGGCGCACGCAGTGCGTTGCCTGCATGACCTACATAGTCAACACCCTCTAGGAAATCTTCGTTCACGCCACGAGCACCAGACAGGTAGATGAATTTCATTTCATCAATGTACTGGGACCAGTAATCGGACAGACGGTTACGAGCCACCTTACGCATATCATGCGCAACGCGCTTACGGCTCATACGGCCACCGGCAGACACGGCTTTACGCATCTGATCGATGATCACTTCATCAGTGTAGAATTTTAGTGCCTCTTCTTTACCTTTCAGGCGGTCATCGCCACGGGTAACGCCGCCACGCAGCTGAACAGACAGGTCGAAAGAAATGCGATCACCCGCGTCAGACGCCAGATCATTCTTGACCTGGATCACCGAGTTTTCATCGCTCCCCTCGAAACGATCCCAGTAGCTCTTCTTTTGAGACTCAACGATGAGCGATGCGGACCATTTCTTTTGTGCTTTGGGATCTCCCCATGGAATTACGGTCTGACCCATAATTATATCCTCATAACATGCGGTTTACTTAGGTTCACCGCACGTCATGCGCAGCACTTACCGTTACGATTATCTTTCTTATGTTGCTGAAATGCAAACACTCAAGACGTAGTTAATGTATTTTTTGC